GGTGGCGGCGGTAATCAATTTGTAGAATATGAATATAATAGTAATTTTACTAAACGTCGTGCTAAGTATTTTAATTCTACTACTGGTCAGTTTACTTATGGTGAATGGGAAGATAATCCTAAAACTAAAGCAGACTATGATAAAGAGCAAGCAGCCGCTGCTGCCGCTGCAGCCGCTTTACAGGAAAAGCGTGATGCCTATGCGCTTATTGAAGCAACAATGCGGTCATATGGATTTACAGATTCTGAATTAAGTGAGATTACTAAATTTATACAAAATGGTCTTATTGACCCTAATATGGGTCCTAATCAATTAACACTAGCGCTACGCCAATTACCTTCTTATAAGGCTAGATTTTTTGGCAATGAAGAACGCAGAGCACGCGGACTTAATACGCTTTCTGAGGCTGAATATTTGCAACAAGAACAAGATTATTCAGCAACATTTAGACAACGTGGATTACAAAGATTTGCTACACGTGGTCAGTTTGCAACTCTTATTGGTAATGATATTTCTAATACAGAAGTTGGAAAACGTATTGATATTGCTGTTGAACGTGTTCAGTATGGCGACCCACAGGTTCTTAAACAACTTAAAACTTATTATAATATTACTGAAAATGATATTGCAGCCTACTACTTAAATCCTAAAGAAGTTCTTCCAGAACTAGAAGCCAAGACAACTACTGCCGAAATTGGTTCTGCTGCAGTTCAATATGGTTTGTCTGCAGAACGTGAAAGAGCAGAAGGATTAAGAGCCTTTGGTGTTGACCTTACAAAAGCAAGGGCTGGTTACGGATTAATTTCCGAACGACTTCCTAGAACTCAGCAACTATCTAATATCTATAGTCAAGCAGGAATTAACTACACTCAAACAACAGCAGAAGAAGAAGAATTTAAAGGAACTGCTTCTGCCAAACGTGCTAGAGAAAAACTTAAAGAACTAGAAATTGGTTCTTTTATGCGTAGTAGCGGCACTGGTAGAACATCGCTCAGTAAAGGAACTGCTGGGCTTATTTAGAATCCTGACGTGGACCGACCAGCCCCACGCAGTGTATAAGACTGGTAGCAAGAGCCAGACTACTTTCCCCTGGGTAGCACTGTGGCTTGCGACTAACTACAAAAGAAAGGGTGGTTGCTATGAGCAACAACTACTGGGATGACGACGACGAAGACCAAAATATACCTGACCATCAACTAACTGGCGATGACTTAGTTAAGAAACTAAGAAAAGCCAAACGTGCTGATGAGAAACGTATTAAGGAACTTACTGAGCAACTTGAGGGTTTAACCAAGGCGCAACGTGAGCGAACTGTCAAAGAAGTCCTAGAAAATAAAGGCATTAATGCTAAGGCTGCACGTCTTATCTTGAAAGATTTGGATGAAGTAACAGAGGAATCTCTGACTATGTGGCTCCAGGAAAATGGAGACCTAATTGGCTATCAACCAGAACAACAAGATGAAGGACGCAGGCAAAATCTTGCAGCATTACGTCAACAAGATGTAGTAACGCAGGGCGGTGTTATGCCTGATAGAACAGATGAACTATCAATGAAACTGGACAATGCGCAAAGTGCAGATGAGTTGTTAGCGTTCCTCCGTTCTCAATCCTAATCCGTTCATAGTCACTTGGAGGTGACGCAAAATGGCTAACGCCTATGTATCAACAGGTTCTTCCTCTCTCGGAGGTACCGCTGGTGCTGCAGGTCTAGTTCAGAAGGCGTACGACCGTCTTCTAGAATTTGCGCTTCGCTCTGAACCACTCGTTCGTTCAGTCGCAGATAAGCGTCCTGCTCGCCAGGCAATCCCAGGTTCAACCGTTGTTCTACAACGTTATGTTGACCTAACAGCAGCAACAACTGCTCTCACCGAAGATACTGACCCAGATGCAGTTGGTCTATCCACACCGACATCTGTAACCATTACTCTTAATGAGTACGGTAACTCAGTTCTTGTAACCCGTGCGTTGGAACTCTTCAGCCTTGCTGATGTAGACCCAGCAATCGCAAATATCATTGCTTACAACCTTGCAGATTCTATTGACAAGGTTGCTATGGCAACACTCCGCGCTGGTACCAACGTAATTTACGCAGGTTCCACCGCTACTTCTACAGCGACAATCACTGCTGCTGCAACACTCGCTTCTGCAAACATCCGTAAGGCTGTTGCTAAGTTGCGTGCAAACAACGCTAAGGGACGTAAGGGCAACCTTTACTGGGTTGGTATTCACCCAGAAGTCTCACACGACCTCCGTGCAGAAACAGGTTCTGCTGGATGGCTTATCCCTCACCAATACGGCGCTAACCAGGATGAAATCTGGGCAGGCGAAATTGGAACATACGAAGGTGCTTACTTTGTTGAGACCAACCGTATGTACACAGCAACTGATGGTGCTTCATCTGCAAAGGTGTACCGCACAATCCTTTGTGGTGCGCAAGCACTTGCTGAGGCAGTGGCAGAAGAGCCACATACAGTTATCGGACCAGTAGTTGACAAGTTGATGCGTCACCGCCCAATGGGTTGGTACGGCGTACTTGGCTTTGCTCGCTACCGCGAAGAGGCTTTGTACCGCATTGAAAGCGGTTCTTCAATCGCTTCATAGTTGATTGATTCTGTAGGGCAGGCATATTTGAAAAGTCTGCCCTATGGGATGAGTTCATTAGGAGGACTTATGACCGAATATGTCTTTGAGACACCCACAGTAAGGGAAGGTCCTGCTGGAGCACATAGATTGTTTTACTTCTATAAGTTAGATGTAGCAGTCAGCATTGTCAAAGACAATGGTGTATATGAGCAAGTTAGATATTTGTTAGATGAAGACCTATCAAGTTTTGAAGAAGTTTATTTAGGCGGACGTAACCATATTGTTAGTGAGGCTACTAAGGCAGCCCTTATTGCTGGCGATGTGGGAGTAACAGAAAGTAATTTTACTGCGATATGAAACATTGGGAGCACCATCCCGAACCGATTGATAACTGCTTTGGCTGTAAGGCGCTAACGCTACAGATGAATGCAGGAGATGCGAAGCGGGATATTTCAGATAAGAAATGGAATGCTGAACTACAAGCATATAGAGATGCTAGAGCACAAGGTATGCAACCTAATAGCACAAATATGCGGGATATAGTTGCAGCAGAGAAAGCATCAGAGGTTTTGGGTAGACCCTATAACGGGGACTCTATGCCAAAAGCACACAAAATAAATAAGGGCGTAGCCGAAGTAATGAAAGAGATAGGTGCATAATGCCAAAGGTAGGAAACAAGAAGTTCCCATATACAGCCAAAGGTAAGAAAGCAGCCAAGGCGTATGCAATGGCTGAAAAAATGGAATCCAAATCTGAAAAGAAAATGGAAATGAAGAAGGCTGTTAAGAAGATGGCTGCTAAGAAAAAGAAGAAGTAATATGCCAATGGAAAATATGAAGGTTCCTCATACTTACAGAGAAGAATGGCTTAAATCTCCATACTCAACAGCAGAAAACTATATGCCGTATGAAGAGTATTATGCTATTCGTGTAAGAACAGAACCTAATCAAAGTTTTCTTCGTGCAAAAGCAGCCAATAAGGATGCTCAAAAAATGTTAGCAGCAAGTAAGAAAGCAGTTAAAAGGAGTACAACCCGATGAAAACAAAAAAAGGAATGGGCTTCAAAGCAGCCCAATCACAAATTGCCAAAAAGCAGGGTATCTCCAAGGAACGTGCAGGAGCAATCCTTGCGGCTGGTGCTCGGAAAGCCTCAGCAGCAGCCAAGAAGAAGAATCCAAATCTTCTTAAAGTTAAAGGCAAGGCTAAGAAAAAGTAATGTCTTCGGGTAAATATAAACCGCATCACGGATTTAATTCTGTACAAATAAAAGATGGTTACGTGGTGCGGTTAAATAAGAATGGAACAGTAAGGGCAACACTAGGAAAGTACGGAGAATATGGCAAGCAAGAAAGACCCGCGGCTCGCTAGAGCAGGTGTCTCTGGCTTTAATAAGCCAAAGCGCACACCTAATCATCCTAAGAAGTCACACATTGTTGTGGCTAAAGAAGGTAGTCAGATTAAGACTATTCGTTTTGGGCAGCAAGGTGTATCTGGCAGTCCTAAAAAATCTGGCGAATCTACTTCTTATCGTAAACGCCGTGAATCTTTTAAAGCACGCCATAGCAAAAACATTGCCAAAGGCAAAATGTCTGCTGCTTACTGGGCAGACAAGGTGAAGTGGTAATGGCATATACCAAACCTGAACTCAGAGAACGTATTAAGAACCGTGTAATGGCTGGCAGTAAAGGTGGTAAGCCTGGACAGTGGTCTGCCCGTAAAGCACAACTTGTAGCACTAGAGTACAAGAAGGCTGGCGGTGGTTACTCAGGTAGTAAGTCAGGTAAACAAAAGTCTTTGTCTAAATGGACTAAAGAAAAGTGGGGCACTAAATCAGGTAAGCCAAGTACTCAAGGCAGCAAAGCCACAGGTGAACGGTACTTACCAAAGAAAGCACGTGAAGCATTATCTGCTAGTGAGTATGCTGCTACTAGTAAAGCAAAGCGTGAAGGTATGAAAAAAGGTAAGCAGTTTGTTAAGCAACCAAAATCTATTGCTAAGAAGACAGCGAGGTATAGATAATGCCAGGTACTGCTGGTAGCACTTTCTGTGCTGAATTAAATCGTTTGGCTAATGGTGGGACATATCCTGCAAGAACAGCCTTTCTAGATGACCAAGGTGCTGCTAATGCTTGGGCTGGTACATCTGGCAAAGGATTGCTTGGTGCCTTGAACTATAAGGCTAGCGCTGCTAGACAACCTAATAATTTTAAAGGTTTGAATGCAGTATGTAATGAACTTGCTGGAACAACTGGCAAGTCTGCTCTAGAAGCATTGAGGACTATATAACGTGACAGCCACATATTCTGACATTGTCAATGAAGTATTAATTAATCTGCAGGGTTACACAATGCAGCAAGATAGGGCTACCAGTCTTTCGGCTGCAGTATCTAGTACTACCACTACAACCATTTCAGTTACATCTACCTCTGATATTGGTAAAGGTATTATTGAGATTGGTGAAGAACTTATTTGGGTAGAAAACTTTGACCGCGTTGGCAATACCTTGACTGTTGCTCCGTGGGGTAGAGGCTATCTTGGTACTACAGCATCTACTGCTGCTGTTTCTAGCAAGGTCACAATTAGTCCAACATTTCCTAAGTATGTCGTCAAGCGTGCTATTAATGACACGCTCCGTGCTATGGCTGCTAGCATCTTTGCAGTCAAGCAAACTACATTTACATTTAACCCAGCAGTTACTACCTATGAATTACTAGATAGTGGTGGTAGTAATTTAACTGCTCAATCTATTATTGCAGCACATTGGCAGGAAGTAGGACCATCTAAAGAATGGGTACCAGTACGTCGTATCCGTTTAGAACCATTTGCTGATATTACAACGTGGGGAGGAAGTGCTGCATCACCTGCTCAGACTGTTACTGTTCACGACTACATTACCCCTGGTAGAACTGTAAAAGTTTTATTTGCAGCAGACCCAGGAACTTTATCTTCCGATTCAGATGTATTCACAACAGCAACGGGATTACCATTGTCTTGTAAAGACATAGTAGTTCTTGGTGCTACATACAGATTGTTAACATTCCTTGACCCAGCCCGTGCTAGCCAGACTAGCCCACAGGCTGATGAGATTGATACTAAGCGTCAGTTTGGTAGCACTAGCAGCATTATGCGTCAGATTTATGCTTTATATACACAACGCCTTGCTGAAGAAGTTAAGTCTTTGCAGCAGCAATTTCCAACCCGCATCCACTACACCCGATAGGTAAACAATGACAGTACGTAAATACTCCTCACGTTCACAGCAATCCACGCTGTCAAGTGCTATCACTGATACAGCCACCTCTATGACCGTGGTATCTGGTTCCGCCCTGATGGGTGGTAAGACCCTTACAGGTAGCCAGACCTACACCGTAGTCATTGACCCAGATACATCGCTTGAAGAAATTGTTGATGTAACGCTCTACTCTTCTGGTAATACTTTGACCATTACCCGTGGTCGTGACGGCTCTTCAGGTGTAGCCCACTCCGCAGGTGCCGTTGTACGGCATATGGTTATCGGTCGTGACCTTCAGGAAGCCAATGACCATATAGAGGCTTCTAGCGCCGTCCACGGGCTCTCTGGGACCGTTGTAGGCACAAGTGATACTCAGACCCTCACCAATAAGACCTTGACCACTCCTACGGTCAATGGAGCCACGATTACAGGTACTGTAACTTCTACGGCTACTATTACTGGCGGTACTGTCAACCCGACTACCCTTCAACAAGGCGGAGTCCAGGCAGTCACTACAACTGATAGCCAGACCCTTACTAACAAGACTCTAACTACCCCAACTATTGCCTCCTTTGTCAATGCTACCCACGACCATACAACCTCAGCAGGTGGTGGTGCTCTCAGCACCTCAGCCATCTCTGGTATCCAAGAATACGTTGAGGATACTGTCGGTGCGATGGTCTCTAGCAATACCGAGTCTGGTATCGCAGTAACCTATGATGACTCAACAGGTAAACTAAACTTTGATGTGAGTGACCCAGTAATCACCCTTAGTGGTGATGTTACTGGTTCGGCAACAATCACCAATCTTGGTAACACAACAATTACCACGGCTGTTGCTGCCGATACTATTGTCAACGCAGATATAAACTCATCTGCTCAGATTGCCTATAGCAAGTTAAACCTAAGCAACAGCATAGTTAATGCTGACATTAACGCTTCTGCTGCTATTGACTGGACAAAGATTGCTCCATCTTCAACTGTATCTAGCACTGAACTTGGATACCTTGATGGTGTTACCTCTGCTATCCAGACTCAAATAGATTCTAAGTTGGCTACATCTACAGCAGCCAGCACCTATGCTCCTTTGGCTAGCCCTGCGCTAACTGGTACACCAACAGCACCTACTGCTGCTGCTAATACCAACACTACCCAGATTGCTACAACAGCATACGTCCAGACAGAAATCAATGACTTGATTGCTGCAGCACCTGGCGCTCTTGATACTCTCAATGAGTTGGCTGCTGCTCTTGGTAACGATGCTTCATTCTCAACTACAGTAACTAACTCTTTGGCTACTAAGTTGAACCTATCTGGTGGCACTATGACTGGTGCTATTGCTATGGGTACTAACAAGATTACAGGTATGGGCAATCCAACTGCTAATCAGGATGCCGCTACTAAGTATTATGTAGATAACGTAACAGTTGCACCTAGCAACTTGACTGGTCCGATTACTTCTACAGGTAACGTAACTGCTGTAGCAGCCCAGACTGGTACTGGTTCCACCTTTGTTATGCAGACTAGCCCAACACTTACCACACCTAATATTGGTGTGGCTACTGCTACAAGCATCAATGGAACTACAATTCCTTCCAGCAAGACCCTTGTGGCTACAGACTCTACTCAGTATGTAGTACCAAGCCAGACAGGTAACTCTGGTAAGTATCTCACTACAGATGGTACAACTTCATCGTGGGGTACTGTCAATGCTCTACCATCTCAGACTGGAAACTCAGGAAAGTATTTGACCACAAACGGAACAACCGCTTCGTGGGCAACCATTACAACAGACCCAACACCAACAGCGTTGCTGTTCGGTGGGATGTAACTAAGGAGAAATAAATGCCAACAACCTATAAAGTCCTTGGGCAATCAAACCCATCGGCAACAACAGCAACAACCCTATACACAGTACCGTCTGCTACGCAGACTATCGTATCAACTGTAACTGTCTGTAACCAAGCAGCAACTGCTGGTACCTACCGTATTGCGGTACGCATCGCAGGAGCAGCCCTTGCTACAGCACAGTATGTCGCATACGACATCAGCCTACCTGCTAATACAACAGACACCTTGACATTGGGACTAACCCTTGGTGCTACTGATGTGCTAACAGTGTATGCCTCATCTGCCAACTTCTCATTCAATGCTTACGGAAGCGAGATTGCTTAATGTCAACAGGAAGATTAGGTGCGGGTGATACCGCAATACAACCTACCATCTTTGATGCTAAGGGTGACTTGATTGTTGCCACTGCAGCAGACACCCCTGCTAGGTTGGCGGTGGGTAGCGCTAACCAAGTCCTCACTGTGGACTCAAGTACCGCAACTGGACTCAAGTGGGCTACTGCTGCAGCAGGTGGCAAGGTGTTACAGGTTGTTCAAGCAACCTATTCAACTGCTACCACTATTGCATCACAAACTTATACCGACACAGGGCTAAGCGTAAGCATTACACCATCATCAGCATCTAGTAAAGTTTTATTGTTAGTAAGTCAAATGATTTATTGGTATCGGGAAGCAGATGAGGCTGG